TATAAGGAGCATAGTCACGTTGCACTGCCAAAGTGTCTTGGCGTAGGCGTGTCAAGGTAGCAGTGTCCAGGCCGCGAACCAACAGATAGGTAATGGCTGCAAAGTTTCGTGTTGGCATGTGTGGGTGTTGATCAGTGACCAACGGAGTTGATCCCACTCGAAACTGACTGGTATTGTATAGGCAACGCACTTGACCCTGTTGTTCTAGGCGCAGTCCCACAGAAGTCATGACCACGTCGATTTCTCGTGCGGCCACCGCTGCTTCTAGTTCTCGACTGTTGGTGTATTTGATGATTTTGTGGCGAGTGCCAAGATGCTGGTTCAATGTGGTGAGATACTGTTCGTCTGCTGGTACCACTGTGGTGGCCACTGTGAGCACACGATTGCGGTTGGCATAGTCTTCTGCAGAAATGTTACTGACTGCACAGATATATCGCGGAACCACATAGGTCACAGTGAGCAGGTCGGCCGCGGTTGGAACTGGGCGATAGGCCGGATGCGCACGATTGGGCACAAGATCAGTGCCCCACAGCATCAGCATGGGCTGTGAGGCAGAGTTAAAGGTTTCGTTGCTGAGTTGAGGATTGGCTGTGGCACGTTCGTCAAAGCGCCAGCCTCGCTGTTCGAGTCCGTCTAGAATCAAACGCATAGTGGCCTGTGCATTACCGGTTTTGCTGTAAGCAATATGTACAGTGATGGGATCAGCCCAGGCCGCAGTGGTTACAGCCAGCCAACAGAAAAAGGATAGAATAAGACGCATGAATTTTTCCAAGATGTAAATAAATCTAAGCTATGGAAAACTCCATCACGGTCGGCGTTCTGAGTGTATTACATCAGTAAAGGAGTTGTACTACTCCAGGCGTCAATTTGATCCGACGTCAGCCCTTGCTGGCGTTGCTAGATTTATTTAGTCTCTAGTGTACACAAGATCAAAAATAATTGCAAGTGTTTTGATAAACTAATTTGTAATTGGTCGGAGTACAAGGATTCGAACCTTATACTCCAAATTGGTCTCGGATGAGGGATTTGAACTCTCAGTCTCCTCGTCCCAAACGAGGCGCGATAACCAGATTACGCTAATCCGAGATATACTTTAACATTCGTTCTAAGTTGGTATTTTCAATACCACCAATAACAGTATTACATCTATTGCACAAGATGCCCCTGACTCTTCCTGTTGTATGGCAGTGATCTACAAATCCGTCTTTTCTTCCAACAAACATTTCTAATTCTGTATCACAAGTAGCACACTTTTTATCCTGCGATTCAAGTAATGCTACCATATCTAAACGGTTCATCTTATAACGGTATAACCCGTCTTTGCATACTTGGCAACTACTGCCTCGCATAGTATGCTCTACTCCACAATGTTTACAAGTCTTATTCATGATAAAGTAGCGATTTGCACTGCGCTACACTCCGAATTAACTGGTTATATGTATTTGTCGTCTGCTTGATCGACCGGGATCCATCCTAATTTAAACAAATCGTCGCGGATCTCGTCTGTGACATGGCCTTCGCTGACAAAGTCACCGGGCAATTTGTCATTGTTATCAACAGCAGGCTCGCTTCCACCGCGTATGCCTGAACAGTACCAATCAATATAGTCACCTTGCTCAACCATATCAGCCACAATGCCTCCGGCATAGCGCCAACTGCAACTGTATGTTTCGCTTTTGAGCAACGGCCAAACTTCATTTTTTTGCCAGTCTTGATTGCACATGGCAGCATACAGATTTTGTGCGTAAAATTCGCTGGCCTTGGCCTTGTCGCAGATCCACTTGGTACTGCGCAAGTCGTATTCTAAATTGTTCTTTTGCCATGCTGTGTCGGCTTCTCTGGCTTGTTTATCAACCTTTGATTGTTCCCACATGTCAATGTATTCTTGATCGGGCTCTTCACCTGCTTCTGCTGCCCGCTTGATTGCACTTTCTTTTTGAAATGTATTGCGATCAGGACTAGAGTTCATGATATTTCCTAAGACAAATGGTTGCGGGGGAAGGACTCGAACCTCCGGCTTCCAGGTTATGAGCCTGGCGGTCTACCACTGACGTACCCCGCGATAATTAGTGTCCGGCTACTCACACCACATGAGCCCCAAACCGAGCTGTTACTCTGTCCACGTATTTTTCTATTTAGACAGGTCATCGTTCCTGCCTTTGTGATTTTTCAAGTCGCCCCGATCGCGGGCCTTACGGTAGATCCAATGCACCGTGCTACTATCGTATCTAGCAATAACGCACTTCAATGACGGTGAAGTGTAGCCGGGGTTATGGCGGAAGCGGTGAGATTCGAACTCACGATACGATTACTCGTATGCTGGTTTAGTAGACCAGTTCCATCGGCCACTCGGACACGCTTCCTACACTTGTAATTATAACAGAAAAAAATTAAAAGTCAACAACTTTTAGAATCTTTCGTTAATTCTGGCTCGGTGGCCAGCAGTTGATAGACCTTTAAAACGGTCGGCAGCATAACTGGCAGCAAACGCATTGGGCTTAACCGATGGCGTGACATTGCAAGTGCCTTTTATGTAGCCAATGGCCTGTGATATCACACAGCTGGAACCGTACATTTCGTCGGGGTTGATGTCCAGGTGAACTTCGACGTCTCGACCTTCTAATACTTCGCCCAGCTTCAGGTACAGTTCGGACACTTTGTAAACTTCGTTCATCAATCGCATACTGGGACGAGAAGTTTTTTGATCAAAGTCTCGCTCACGCTGTACTTCGCCAAACAGTTTGCAACCGTTGTTGCCGTTGATGTGAACCACAATGGCCAACACATAGTCTGCATGCCAGACTCCGTTTACTCTGAGTCGTTCTGAATCACACCCAAGATAAATTCGAGTTTCGGGTGTTTGCGCCTCAATAAATTGTTTTACTTCGGCGAGATTTATTTTTTCCATAATGGATACCTTGGTGCGGATGGTGAGACTCGAACTCACACGCCTTTCAGCGACGGCTTCTAAGACCGTTGCGGCTACCAGTTACGCCACATCCGCTTTGTTTTGGCTCCTCGACCTGGGCTCGAACCAGGGACAACTTGATTAACAGTCAAGTGCTCTACCAACTGAGCTATCAAGGAATAATTCTTACTTGCGTTCTTTGAACGACTGCGGCACTGCGGCCGACAACTGTGCATCAATCATGCCGCGCTTGAACTCGTTGCGGTCGTGTTGATCTCTAAACTTCAGCAATGCCATGAGCGTTTTTGTCTGTTTGCTGAGTTTGAAAGTTGAGTTTGGTTTCATTTGGGTCCTTGTTGTGTAAAATATTTATTGCTATCTATTACTTGCAGATAATTTGGTGCTCAAGTACAGAATCGAACTGTCGACTGCTCCTTACCATGGAGCCGTTATACCACTTAACTACAAGAGCAATGGTGGTTTCTACTGGGGTCGAACCAGTGACCTCTTGGATGTCGACCAAGCGTTCTACCGCTGAACTAAGAAACCGGTATGGGGAGTCGTACGGGAATCGAACCCGTATTAACGGAATCACAATCCGTGGTGTTGACCGTTACACTAACAACTCCATATGTGGTCTCGCCTGCAGGAATCGAACCCACATTCAAGAGGTAGAAGCTCTTTGTATTATCCATTATACTAAGGCGAGAAATGGCAGAGGGTACTGGGATCGAACCAGTGATGACAGAGTCAAAGTCTGTAGTGTTACCGCTACACTAACCCCCAGTAATATTTGGAGCGGGATAGGAGAATCGAACTCCTGACTAAACCTTGGCAAGGTTTCGTTTGACCATTAAACTAATCCCGCAATTGGTGGTGATGAGTAGAGTCGAACTACCACTGGACTCCGTATGAAGGAGGCGCACTGCCGTTATGCTACATCACCCGATTAATCGAAGTAGTATTCGAGATCAGTGAGTCCAGCCACGTTAGAATAATCTAAGCCGTGAATATAAGACTCTCGACGCAGTTCATTTCCAGGAACTAAATCTCTACGAACATGCGTCAATTCCATACACCCAAACACTCCATCTGAATCATATCCCACGTGATTGTTGCCGTGTACATGTACGATGGCATAGTGTTCTTGCCACTGTTCAACGGAACGGCGCCATTTTTCACTGCGATGAGCGCAGTTGTGCCATTCCATTGCAATGCCTGTGATGCGGTCTCGATGTTGTAGAATGCTTTCGATCAAACTGTATTCGCCACCTTCGATGTCCATTTTAATGAACGCTTGATCTACGCCCATTCTGTCCAAGGCGCGAGCAAAGTTTTCGGGTCCGATAAACTCTGGCCAATGCTTTACATTGCCCTGAAAGAATTGATCGTACATGGCTCGAATGTCCAGATGTCCACGAACCGGCGTATTAATGCTGATACGCATGGTGTCTCTAGTGACACTGGCGTCATACATGTGTATTGGATCTGTGGGCTTGAGATCGTGCCAGTCTTGGTCAAATGTAAAATCGTCACCCAGTCCAAAACTCAATAGACCTTGTGATCGTTCCACTGCCAGACGAGGCAAAATGTAGCCGCCGTCCATTTTTCCACCTAATCTAATTAGGTCAGGTGCTGCCACTGGACAGAGCCAATGCATTTCTTGAGGTAGTTTAATTTTCATAATTTTATTTATTGACTGGGTTTCGTACCATAGAAAAACACACTCACGTTTCTGATGTCTCTGTACACTATAGGTATACCGAGTGTGTTTTTATATGGTAGGGGTGCAGGGTAACGATCCCTGTTTTACTGGTTAAAAGCCAGTTACTTCACCTTAAAGTTTCACCCCCCAATGGGTTTTGTTTTTGTGCTCGACGCAGAGCCTTGTTGCTCTTGCGATGCGCACCTGCTTTGCGGAACAGTGCAAGACGAACGAAGCAGTTACGTTCGCGCACGATCGGTTTACGTTTCATACAGTTTCCTTTTAAAATTGGTAGGCCCTGAGAGAATCAAACTCCCACTTCCGGGTTCGTAGCCCAGTGTAATATTCATTTTACTAAAGGCCTAATTAATGGTGGAGGTGACAGGGATCGAACCTGCGACATTCTGCTTGCAAAGCAGACGCTCTCCCAACTGAGCTACACCCCCATATGCTCTGCATCCCCCGGCGGTAATTATAGAATATCAAGATATGACGCTATCATACCCATCACACACTCCTTTCACCCGCTTCCCGACAGGGATCGTTCTCGCATTGCCAGCGGCCTTTCGGTTCGAAGACTACCACCCGTACATGTCACTGTACTTCTCATCGTGTGGGTCACACTATCCGACGACACTCGGAACGTTCTGGTGGAGATGATAGGGATCGAACCTATTGTGACCGAAGTCGGAAGATTTACAGTCTCCTGCCATACCATTACGGCGGCATCTCCATGTTTGGTACTCGGTACCGGATTCGAACCGGTGTGAATGCCGTGAAAGGGCACTATCCTAGGCCACTAGATGAACCGAGCAAAAAAGGAAGAGCCACGGTTGCAGGACCTAGTGTCTCGTTACCGAGAGAAGTGTCCAGGCGATGTGGCTCTCAAAATTGGCGGTCTTAGGGGGTAACGATCCCCACTCTTACGGCGTGACAAGCCGTCGTGCGTCCATGAACACTTTAAGACCAAAAAACTATTATAAAGTGCTATCTGCCGATTTGTCAATAATGTAGCTAGCACTGACGAGCGAATAGCAGTTATGTTAGGACCTGTCCCTCGCACAGTTAGGCCCGAATAGTGTTTGATCAGAACACATACCTTGATAACACTTTATAATAGTCTTCAACTATATTAAAACATACTAAAGGAACGTGTACAGCTGTCTCTACCCAGGGGAACGTCTCCACAAGGGCCTGTACTGTCATTACTTCCTACATGCTCCGCCGCAACTCCGGGTCCACATGGCCTATGCCACTGACCCTACTTCATGCTCCTGGACTTGACCAACCCCCGTCGGTATTGTCGTCATCCCAGTCGCCTAGCGGTGTAGGTAACCTTTAATACGTTTTAATATAGCAACCCTTGCGGGTTACTACAAAAAAATTTAACTTTTTAAAGAACGTCTAGTTAATTTCCTAACTAGTCTCTAGTATAACACAATGGCTATAGCTAGTCAATTTGTTTTGCAAACACCCTACAACATGTAGGGTTATTTGCAGATCCAGTTAATTTCTTAACTTGTTTCTATTGTAGCAAATTGCCGTTATTTGGTCAACTTAGTACTTTAGTTAACCCTATCAACTGTAAGGTTATTGTTGGCGTACCTCCAGGGACTCGAACCCCGACGAACAGTTTTGGAGACTGTGATGCTGCCATTACATTAGAGATACATTGACTGGTAGCCTGTAGAGGTTACGATCCTCTGTCGCTCGATTATCAGTCGAGTGCTCTACCATTGAGCTAACGGGCTAAATTTTTGGCGGGTCCTGCAGGAATCGAACCCACACCACTTGGTTCGAAGCCAAGCATGATATCCATTTCACCAAGGACCCAAATTGGTACCAACGACTGGACTCGAACCAGTCACACCCAGATTTTCAGTCTGGTGCTCTACCCGATGAGCTACGTTGGCAATGCTGGCGGTGTGACTGAGACTCGAACTCAGAACCCGGATTACGCCGAGCGACGGTTTAGCAAACCGCTCTAATACCATTATAGGACCACACCTTGTTGGCGGAAGACGGAGGAGTCGAACCCCATCCCTGTTAAGAGAACCTGGTTTTCAAGGCCAGTCGCAGGACCAACCCCGCTGCATCATCTTCCTAAAATTGGAGTAGGTGACAGGGATCGAACCTGCATAAAACGGATTTGCAATCCGCGGCCTGACCATTCAGCGACACACCTACCTATAACACACTGTTTCCAATGTGTGTATTAAAACACTCTAAACTACTTAGGCTGCCTGTTCGTAAAGAATGTTTTAATACGACGAATTTTTTTATCTACAAGAAGATAAGCCATCCTCGCCGCCGCCCGTTTGTGCTTGTTTATAGTGTAGCACAGGACCTCGTTTCCTGTCAACACTTTAAGAAGATCTATGTCAAAAGCTGATTCTTGACTCGTTTGCGATTTTCGGATTCTATCCGAGCACGTTCCAATTTATCTCGTATCAGCTGATTCAGCTGATCCTCAGTCAGAGTATTCTCTGTGGTAAATCTTACTTCGCGCATTCTTCGTTTTAAATCTGATTTCTTCATTTTCTCCTTGCTAAAAACAAAAAACCCCAGGGTTTTTAATCCTAGGGTCCTTGAAGTTTGTTATGTAAACTTTTGCTTACATTACGGTCTCCCGGACCCTTGGAATCTCTGGTGTGCGATCATATGACATGCTATTGATTGCAAACCAAATGGAGGGCACAAAGCCCGCCTGCTTGGCTGAACAATTTGATATAGAATGTAATACGTTTGTTTGCATTTTTGTTTCTTTAAATTTACATGCACCTTTTTATTGGCGCATGTGTGTATTGTATAGGTTTATTTATACAAGGTCAACCAGCTGGTTGCTCAAATTGCGTGTTTTTTCAATATTTTTTTAGTACAGGTTGGCAGAATTTTTTAATTTTTTCAAAGCTGACCAGTTTGTGTTGTGCATGCGCGGCAGCATGTAGAATCCAAGTGTCAGGGTCTAGTTGCCACTCGGGATCATTCGAACACACTGCATACCGAACCAGCTCTGTGTACTTAAGGTTGGATTGACACCAATGTTTTATTTCTTCGTCAATTGGCCAATATAATTTTTTATGGGCTAGCAGGCTTTCTGCAAATGTTTTTACAGCTGAGCATGCCCGGTGGGAAATAAAAAATGCACCTAGCCCCCCGGACAATCCGTTGCGCCGGGATCGTACAAGATTGACCACGTCGTACTGCTCCAGCAGTTCGGCAATTTGATCATGGTCCATGTCTCGCACTATCAGTGTGTCGATATCTCTCACCATGACATCATGATCGATCACTGGCAACGAACTGAACCTGCTGAGTCCATAATAGGCGTAAGCCTGTCGGTCTTGTACTGTGCCGAATTCGTCTACAATGTCTTGAAAGTTTCTTGGATCATGATAAACTATATCGGCCTCAACGCCGCAGAGATCCAATTCTTGGTTGACCATGGCCAAGCTGACCAGGGCATCGGGCATGTATTGGCGTATATTGTCAACATAGTCATGCCCAAATATTTTACAGTAGTTTAAATCCAATGCGGTGTGTACAATCATAACAGAAATATTTATCGACCACGAATTTTTGTCAAATCATTTCTTCAAATAAGTATTTGCATGCAACAAGCCTTTAACGGAGTACACAGCGGCGAGATTTGGAATCAAAGTCAATGCCTGGTTCACGAATACAATATCAATAACACCATCTATCAAACGCTTCGAACCAATGGTTTTCGGGCAACTGATAACCCGCGGATATGGAAACAAGATAAACAAACAGTAATTGTCTGCTTGGTCGACGACATACGAAGTTGTAGCACAGACTATCATAGTGACTTGCCTTATTTGTTTGATGCCGACACCACTGTCATCACAGACAACTACATCACCTGCCCTACTCAATATCGTGTGATAAGATTACCTGCTAGTTTCTTGGGAATTTATCACTATGTGCCTGTTGACCAAACCTGGACTCCAGAACGAGATTTTTCTTTCGCAGTAAATCGAATTGACCAACGCAGATTTATGTTGATGTTGGAGATTGGACTCAGAGTACATCTACACAAGGGCTATGTAAATTTCAACTGCTATCGTCCGGGAAATTCTGTGGTGTCGGATCCTGCTCTTATTTCTGCAACACAGGCCCTGGAGTATTGGACCGACCACTGGTCTTGTACCAGCGACGAAGATAAATCAAAATATCAAAAAAGTTATGAATTACTCACAGCACAAATGCCTGTGCGCAATTATGAAATAGATCACGATGAAATCTTCAATCGATCATATGTCAACGTTGTGGCCGAAACCTACAGCAGTGACAACAACATATCACTCAGTGAAAAAATATTTCGAGCACTAGTAACACCTGCTCCGTGGACTGTATCGTCGGGACGATACACAGTGGCCTATCTAAACAGTTTGGGATTTGATACTCTGTCAGACCTGATAGATCACAATCACTACGACAGGCTAATAGAAGTGCAAGAAAAGCAACGTATATTTGTATGGAAAAGTCTTGAAACTGTTCGAGCAATAAAGTCTAAAGAATTGGCTCTAGTACAACACAGATGTCAACGTGCTGCCACACACAACCAAACACTGCTGGCAGAAATGGCTGCTCAGTGGCCCAATGACTTTACTCAGTGGACCAACATGCTTATACAAACTCTAACCAATCCACAGGTGATCTGACCCACTCGGTGTCAAATTTAAAATTTCTAACCTGTGCGTCAAGATAGTTTTGCATCATTGCTAATCTAAGATCAACACTGTGCAGATGATGTCCGGTGCTGTGATCGCCAATTTCTAACCACTCAATCCCATAGTCGGCACCGGGCTGTGTGGTAGTAACTAATATTGTTGTGTTGTCAGTATCAAACTGGGTTAATGTTATTAGATCCTGGTCAGAGGTAATCTGTTGCCAGCCCTGGTAACGAACAGCATCTGCTGTGGTGCATGTTGTAACAACACTGACTGTGGATATTTCAGGATTCAGTTGTAACGTCATCAAGCGTGTGTCGCCGCAGTCAACTATGTACTGTTCCTGTTGCCGGTGTATTAACAACGGCTTGCGTATAGGCTCTTTGTGTAAATTTTGATAAAATTGGTTAACCCATAGTAACCTTGTGATTTCGTCTTGCAGTCCTGCAGGCCATGCTGATAAATTGGTGCCATGCAAGGCTAGTGCTTGATTTACCACAGAACACGATCCTGCTAGTGTCTGTACTGGAATCAGTTGTGCAATGGGAAATGCTGGATGGTAAAACATACAGTATGTTGATCCCAGTGCTGTTTTTATTATATCTGTCATACTAATATTTACTTGTAAATACAGGCCATGATTGAAATACACGGTCCTACTTATATCTACTCGGGTAAAATTCTGTCTAGTCCTGAAATTATTTTGGTTCGGGACCACCACTATAATCTCTATGAACACTGTCATCATGTAAAAAAATTACTGGAAAACAGTTTGTGCGATCCTCAAAAACATCTGCTAGTATTTGATCATGTTGTGATACAAGAGGAATTGACTGAATATCCGTATGTGTGTTTACCTATGCTGTTGGCCCGAGAAAACAGAGAATTTGTACAGCAGAACATACAACCAGACTGGAGCCGTAAAACAGCCACATTTAATTTTATGATCAACAAGCCCAGGTACAATAGACGTCGACTGTTGGCATTGATTGAACAGTACCGGTTAACTGACTACTGTCATTCTCTTGCATGGAAAACAAACGACGTCAACAACATACCTGTTACCAACTATGTATTTGGTCCCGAAGTTATCATGGACCAAGGAGTGCGTAATGGCTCATTTAAAAATGCCTACACCTATAATAAATTGTTGCAGACCACAGTGTTTGAACCCACTTGTGTTTCATTGATAACCGAACCTGCTTACTATGAACGAGAAACCATTGTGACAGAAAAGACACTGATGGCTCTGTACGCCGGAACCATTCCAATCTGGGTTGGTGGGTGGCGTATAGCAGACTATATGGCCAGCATGGGATTTGATGTGTTTGATGACATTGTTGATCACAGTTACCAAACGGAGCCGGATCCCGGTCGGCGATGTGATCTTGCTGTGGAACTTAATCTTGGATTGTTGACCAATTTTGATCTAGCACACCGCAGTCTTGATCCTACAAGATTGCAACACAACTACAAGTTGTTACAGCAAAATGTTTTTCTTAAAGATGTAATGAAAAAAACAAATGCACAGCCGGGGTTGCAGTCAATAGTTGACCAGGAACTTTTCTAAATCACCATACAGTTGCGCCACCACTGCTTCACGACTGCCAAACATATAAACACCAGTCGGTATACGTTTGTCTATTCTGATGTAATACGGGCTTTGCAATTTACGGTCAAGTGTTAGTATAATTCGTTGATTGCCTGGGGTTGGTTTGATCTCCAACTCGTAATGATCCAATTCCAACACACGGCTGAATATGTAAAATCCATGTTCGGTAAGTCGCATACCTCCGGTCTTACGGATGTTTGACCACCAGGTTTTAAGTGCAATGTCAACGGGCTCGCCAAATCCTTCTGGCAGATTGGCCACCAGTGCTTGGGTTAATTTTATTTTATCACGCACTGCTGGGCTGAACTTTGTCGCCCTGAGTCAGCAACACCACTGTAAACTTGTCTGTCTTGAATTGTGCGTTTAATTTTTTTGAAAGATTGTGTGCATGTCCGGGATTACTAAAACTAACTTTTTTATACTTGGGCCCAGGATGTTGCACCAGCATGTTACTGGTTTTGAGATTGATAGGAGTGTCGTTGTAGAATACTGCCCAAACGCCCGTAGATGACAACACCTGCTCGGTCTTGTATGTGCTTTTATTTGTTAGTTCTAATAGAACTTTGGGCTTCGGTCTACTCATATCATTAAACTCCTACATTTTTATTTATACCAAATGTAGAAACTTTTAAAATGATCCACCCTTCATCTCCACAGTGATTTCGTTTTGTTGTGCAGTGTTCACAGTAGATTCTCTCACAGCCTGAAGGGTTATGAGTAGCCTAGTAAGGTCGGCGTGAAGATCCTTGGCATCTTTGATGGGCATAGTAAAATCTCTAGCGCCACGTGCTTCAAACCCTTGCAGTCGCTCAATAAATCGTTGAATGTGGATCATTGTGACACTTCATCTTTCGTAAAAAATGGGCCTTGATACGGATAGCGTTGCAGTGCAATCAGTTTGGGATCCTGTACAACTTTCCAATTGCGGCCACGTTTGATAGAATACCAGCCAGCGGCAAACCAACTTTTGCTTTTGGATGTTTTGGTATAAATTGGCAAATGATGCACCACGTCCCACACAGGATTATAACACCGGCCTGCCACTGGATACCCGTGTACAGCAGTGGTGTCTGGCTTTGACACAACTTTTTCTTCGGCAAACACAATATTTGATTCACGAGCCGCAAGTTTAATTGTTTTGAATTGCTTTACTTGATTGTTGATGCGAACTTGATATCCGCCATTCCATGCTTCGATGTTGCCAACTTTGCGATCATCTTCTTGCAAGATCCAAAACTGCTTGTCTGCCACTACTTTAGCTACTAACATTTAAAACTCCTTTATATGTTTCATTCAACCAACGGCCAAATCCTTCAGCGTTTTCACTACATCTGACTAGATCATACTTGCCACAAAACTGCATGAATCTCACACCAACTTGGCCAACATCTTTGTTGGACACCTGTTCAATGATGGCAAGATCCACTGTGTCTTTGATAGCCTCGGGTTGGTGAGTGAGATCAATCAACTGTCTATTACGCTCGTAGTCGTCTAACACACGATGTTCTTCACCATTGTGGTCGGTCCAACGTTGGAGCATGAGATTGTTCCAAGAGTATCCACGCTGGGTTCGATCTGCAAAGGCCTCCTGGAGACCAACCTTATTTTTTGTGCCTTTTGTGCGTACTCCTGGATATGCACTGAATACATTGTCTGAGGTATCGCCTCGCATGCACTTTTCAAAAAGTAGCCACTCGGGGTCCGGCGGGATTTTTGCTTCTTTAGTTTTTTTATCAACAACTGGATTGTTTTTAGCATCAAAGATGCCGGTAGTGGTGATGAGTTCGTCTGTGATACCATTGTATTGTTTTACGTTTGCGGCCACCAGTTGTACAAAATCTGTGTCGCTTGAAATTACTATGTGTTCGTCTTGGGGATGTAGTGCGATCCAACGAGCAATGATGTCATCGCCTTCGGCAGTGGCGCATCTGATCACACTACAGTTGGTTTTTTCTGCCAAGTATTTAGTCAGATTATCAAATGCTTCCCAGAACATTTTGTCTTCTTCGGCTTCGGCTTCGGTTAGTGCGGCTCGGGTCACAGCACGATTTGCTTTGTAAGGTTTGTAGTGATCTTTGCGCCAGCTACGACCTTCCAGTGCAAACACCACATGGTCTGCTTCAAATCGTTTGACAACTTTGTTAGCACTCATCAGCGTGGTGTGCAGTGCTACTCCAACTTTTTCCCAAGGGTCGCTGGCACGAAAAGCAGTGTGCCGGGCACGAAAAAACATATTGGCTGTGTCAATTAACACATAACGCATAGGAAACCTTAGACTTTGTTGTTTGCATTAATGTATTGTAACATAAAACGATTCCAAAAGCTATGGCCATCCTTGCCAAAATGCCATGAATTGGGTGCAACTGTTTCTATTCCTGCGGCCCGAATTCTAGCATTGTATGTGCCCGCAGAATCATATGGATCAACGTAGCTGTTGCCCCAGTCTTTTCGATCGGCAATTGCACTGAAATCATTGTTGCCATTGAAGAAAATATGGTTGACACCCAGCTCGTTCAATTCGGTATGCAACTGCCAAATTTCATCATGTGCCTGCTGAGTCTTTTGTTTCCAGTCCACACCCACCACAAATTCTTTATAGCGTCGTTGATGCTCGGTTGGCACATTGTCCATGCCGCTGGCACCAATTTGATAATACACACCGTCAATCAACCACTCTTCGCGTTCCCAGGTTGACCATTGTATCACCATCAACACTTCTTCTGGGTGGTGTATTTTTTTTAACCAATTTCTTGTTGTGCGTAAAATTCTAGTATTACTACTGGCACTTTCGGCATCACAGTGAAAACTGGCATGTAGTGCATTGCTTAATCGTCTGCCCCAACTGACTGCTAAGTTTTCAGGGTGTGGCGCACGGCCCATGTAAAACAAATGACCGTCGTCCATGGCAAACGCATGTGGATTAACTGCTTCGGCTGCCGCGGTGTGGCTGTCACCGTTTACATATAAAATCATACAATTTTATGTTTTATAATATGGTCGTACATGACATTCGCCCACGTTCTGTGAGCTGCCTGTTCAAAATGTAACCAGCCCGGCGTAATTTCTTTAAATCCCAGGCGTTGACACCATTCAGTGTAGACTAACTCTTTAGAGTATGGCGTTAAGAATGTATTATTCCAGTCAAGTCGGTTTACTTCTTGCGGCAAAATGTATTCGTCAAACGCATTAAAAAACAGATGTGGAATTTTCTTGTACTCTAATAATTTGTGTACGTTAAAAATTTTATTATGCCAGTAAGCACCTTGTACCATTCTCCAATGGCCGTCTTTTTGAACGTTTTTAACGTAGTGATCGTACCGTTCTTGGTATTCAGCAGGAACCGGAATGCCCACTCCAATCTTGTTTATTTCCCAAAATTGACCCTTGCCCCATGCGTCGACCAAAAACCATTGCACTCGACTAAACTGTGTCCACCCAATCACTACCAGATCAGGTTTTTGACTGTTGGGATTGTTTAAAAAATCCAGTGTTTGTTCGTAAATTAAATCATTGCTTGCACCCGGCACTGCATCATTGATAAATTTTGTTTTGTATTTTCCGTCAAATCTTTCGGCCAATCTACTTGCCATTCCCAGTCCTGGTTCTCCCAGTTCTGTGCCGGCCACATTACTATCACCGTTGAAATATATTAGCATTTTAGGACACCTCCGATCGTCCGTCACCGATGTCTCGGGTTTTTACCATACGATTGGGATTATTTGCCATTTCTTGTTCCCACGTTTCCATAACCACGTGTCGGCATACATTCTGAAACCATCGATCGATGATGTCGGAATCTTTGTCATTGGGCTTCATTTGATATCCGGCTCGCACTAGATTGGCAATAAATTTATCATTCCAATCTAGTTCAAATGCTCCTTGATGCATGTTCTCTGGATCCACATCCATGCTGAGAATTGCCACATACGGCTCGCCTTTTTCTGTGGCAATTTCTTTTAAAGATTTTGCCGGTGCCTTGGGTTTTTCTACCTTTGGTGCTGGCTCTTTAACTTCAGGTTTCTTTTTAAACCGATCAAACAATCCCATATAGTTTCCTTAGAATAGATCTACAGCTTCCCATGGCAAATAGTTTTTGCCAAAATGTCCGTAGTTGGTTGTACTGCCATAGATAGGTCTAAACAGGTCAAATCGTTCAATAATACCACGAGGTGTCAAATCAACATTGTCCTGTATCCATCGAGTTAATTCGCGACTCTGTTGTGAGTTTGCGGTTTCAACATAAAAGCTCATGGGCTGTGCCAATCCAATGGCATAACTGATCTGTACAGTAGCCCAGTCTGCTCGACCGCTGGCCACAATATTTTTAGCAAGATAGCGAGTGAAGTAAGCGGCACTACGATCTACTTTTGTAGGATCTTTACCGCTGAAAGCACCGCCACCGTGTGGGCTATAGCCACCGTACGTATCAACAATAATCTTACGACCAGTGAGACCGGTATCGCCATCAGGACCGCCAATGACAAAACGGCCAGTAGGATTGATAAAAAACTCAGTGGCATTGTCAACATATTTCTCCGGTAAGATGCCGCGAATTACACTTTCAACAGACACCCGAACTGCATTAATGCTCATAGAC